AAAACTCAAGTTAAATAGGAGAGCAAGATATGAACGGTGTATCTTACGATAAGTTAATCGAAAAATGGAATCCTGTACTTTCTGAAGAATCAGCAGGTGCAATTAAGGACCATCACAGAAAAGCTGTTACAGCTGCAGTGCTCGAAAATCAGGAAATCGCTTTAAGAGAAGAAGGAATGATTAACGAAGCCGCACCTACAATGGCAACAGGCGCAGCCGCAAACTGGAACCCTGTATTAATCGCACTAGTCAGAAGAGCTATGCCTAACCTAATGGCATACGATATCTGTGGTGTACAACCAATGTCTGGACCAACTGGTTTGATTTTTGCAATGAAGTCATTGTACAAAACAGCTAGAACTGGTATAAGTGTAAATGATGAAGCTTTATTTAATGAAGCTCAGTCAGGTTACTCAGGTGATTCTGCTACAACAGCACCAGCAGACGGATCAGGTTTAGCTGGCCACCAAGACTTGGATAATGATAGTTCAATTGCTGACTCAGCAGTATCTGTATTAGCCGGTCAAGGCATGACAACAGCTAACGCTGAAGGTTTAGGTTCATCAGGCCAAGGTCCAAATACAGCCTTTGCTGAAATGGGTTTCACAATTGAGAAATCAACTGTAACCGCAAAATCAAGAGCTCTAAAAGCTGAATACAGTTTAGAACTTGCTCAAGATCTTAAAGCCATTCATGGCTTAGATGCTGAGACAGAATTGGCAAATATCTTGTCAACAGAAATCTTAGCTGAGATCAACAGAGAAGTTATTAGAACTGTTAACTCACAAGCTAAAATCGGAGCACTACAGACAAATACAGCTATTAACGGTATCTTCAACGTACAGACAGATGCTGATGGTAGATGGTCAGTAGAAAAATTTAAAGGGTTAATCCTTCAAATCGAAAGAGAAGCTAACGTAATTGCAAAAGAGACACGTAGAGGTAAAGGAAACTTTATGATCTGCTCATCTGACACTGCATCTGCATTAGCAGCTTCCGGTATGTTAGACTACACACCTGCAATGTCAACTAACCTACAGGTAGATGACACAGGTAACACATTCGCCGGTGTATTAAACGGCAGAATGAGAGTCTACATTGACCCATATTCAACAACAGATTACATAACAGTAGGTTATAAAGGCACAAACCCATATGATGCCGGTATATTCTATTGTCCATATGTACCATTAACAATGGTAAGAGCTGTTGGTGAAGAGACATTCCAGCCAAAAATTGGTTTTAAAACCAGATATGGCATGGTCTCAAATCCATTCGTAGGTAGCGCACCTGCAGACGGACTAGCAACTGCTAGAACTAACCAGTACTACAGAAGTTTCAGAGTAGATAACATTCTTGGTGCATAAGTATTAGTACTTAAAAATAAAGAGAGGAGTTTCGGCTCCTCTTTTTTCGTATAAATAATAGTATGGAAATATTCATACTAACACTAATAATCTTTATGGCGTTTATAGCTTCAGGCATGTCTCTTGGTTTATTGTTTAAACCTATAAGAGGTAGTTGTGGTGGCATAAACTGTAGGTGTAAGAATGGCACTAACTAAAAATTTCAACTACCTGCAACCAACTGGCTTTAAGTTGGTTATTGATAGAACTAACTATCCAAATCTTGAATTCTTTGTGCAAGATTTTACACACGCTGGTGTGATCATGAATACTGCAGATTTAGCATATAAGAAAGTAGCCACAATTCCGTTTATCGGTGATAAACTCACATATAACGAAATGCTCGCTAATATCATATTAGATGAAGACATGAAGTCTTATAGAGAAATGCATACTTGGATGAGAAGAATACTAGATCAAGATAACATTACACCTGTAGATAGATTTAAAAATAAAACACAAAGACCGCCGGCACAATCAGATATAACATTATCAATACTTAACAGTTCTAATAATCCTATAGTAAGAATTGTTTATAGAGATTGTATACCAACTGCATTAACTGATATTCAGTTTCAATCCACAGGTGGTGGCGAATCGTTTATAAGCTTTGGAGCTTCTTTTAGATTTACATATTTTGATATACTACATAAAGATGCAACAACTGGTGGATTTGTAGATGGAGATTCTTTTTCTGTCACTGGCAATTTAACTAGTTAATATATAATACTATTGGAGAGATTATGATTGATTTGAAACAGATCCACAACATGTGGGCAGAAGACTGCACTATTAATAACACACAATTAGATGAAACATCTAAACAAACCCCAGCATTACATTCAAAATATTTACAGTATTGGTCAACCGCCAAGCTTGAACTAAAACGTGCAGAGTTTGAGCAGAAAAAAATATTAAAAGATAAGTGGTTGTACTATAATGGAAAGATGGATCAAAAAACTTTAAACGATAAAGGTTGGAATCCAGATCCTTTTGATGGATTGAAAATATTAAAAGGTGAGATGGATTACTACTATGATAGTGATCCAGAAATACAAAAGTCCGAAGAAAAAATTCAATACTGGAAAACCGTGAATGACACATTAACGGAGATAATAGATAATTTAAAATGGCGGCATCAAACTATATCGAACATAATCAAATGGAAACAATTCGAGTCAGGAAATTAAATCATTCAACTATACACTTGAAGTGTGATAGGTCTATTAGCACAGAATTAAGAGAGTTCTTTTCTTTCTTTGTTCCGGGTTATAGATTCATGCCTGCGTACCGTAATAGAATATGGGATGGAAAAATAAGATTATATAATCAAACCACCGGTGAAATACCTGCAGGTTTGTTTCCACAAGTACTAGCATTTGCAGAATCAAGAGAATATGAACTTGAAATAGATGATTCTGAATACGGAAATCCTAATGAAGGAAATCCGATTAACGCAGATTTTATGATGAAGTTTGTAGAAGCATTAAAGCTTCCTTTTAAAATAAGAGACTATCAGTTTGATGCGGTGTGCCACGGCATACAAAGAAAAAACGCCATACTGCTTTCACCAACAGGTTCTGGTAAGTCACTGATAATATACGTGTTAATGCGTTATCTCTTATCTGCATTTGAAGATAAAGATATATTAGTAATTGTACCGACTACTTCATTAGTGGAACAGATGTATAATGATTTTAAACAGTACGGCTATAATGTAGAAAAAAATTGTCATAGAATATATTCAGGTAAAGATAAGAACACAAGTAAAAGAGTTATAATAAGTACGTGGCAATCAATATATAAATTTCCACAATCATGGTTTGAAAGATTTGGTGCAGTGTTTGGCGATGAGTGTCATGGATTTAAATCAAGATCATTAACCTCAATAATGAATAAATGCATTGAAGCTGAATACAGATTTGGTACTACCGGAACATTAGACGGTGCACAAACACATGAACTTGTTTTGCAAGGTTTGTTTGGAAAAATCCATAGAGTAACGAGCACACGACAGCTACAAGATGATGATACATTAGCTAAATTAGAAATACGTAGAATAGTATTACAACATAAAGAAGAAATAAGAAAAACATTTGGAAAGCAGACATACCAAGATGAACTACAATACGTAGTATCTCATAAATCGAGAAATACATTTATAAGAAACTTGACACTCGATTTAAAAGGTAATACACTTGTACTCTATAATTATGTAGAAAAACACGGTAAACCTTTGTATACTTTAATTAAAGAAAAAGCTGAAGAAGACCGCAAGATTTTTTTTGTATCTGGAAATACAGCTGCTACTGATAGAGAAGCGATACGAGCTATAGTTGAAAAACAAAAAGATTCTGTTATAGTTGCATCACTCGGTACATTTAGTACAGGTATAAATATTAGGAATCTTCATAATATAGTATTTGCATCACCATCTAAATCACAAATTAGAGTTTTGCAAAGTATTGGAAGAGGATTGAGAAAAACTGATGACGGAAAATCAACTACACTATATGATATTGTAGATGATATAAGTTGGAAGTCACGTAAAAATTATGGAATATTGCATGCAGATGAAAGACTTAGGATTTACGGTAGAGAAAAATTTACACATAAAACTTATAGAGTGGAACTATGACAGACGTAAAACAATTTAAATTAACAAACAATGACGAGATAGTGTGTGAAGTTGCATCTTGGAATGATGAAGACACTGATGAAATTGTAATTAAGAAAGCACTTAAAATTGTAAGTGTAGAAGATTACACACGAGGTATAAGATTTTTTGCATTAAGACCATGGATATCTTTTCAAGATAATCCAGAGGAATTGCAATCTCTTAATTCAACACACATTATTGTAACGTCATCACCTACTACATCGATGTTAAAATATTATAATACTTGCTTAAAGGCAATAAAACAGGATCTTAAGAAACCCGGCGTGCCTCGTAAAGGTGTTTGGGCTAATTTAGATGAAGTAAATCATGAAACTCGTGATTTAACTGATGATGAACTTGATGATTATCTCACAAGTAAATACGGAAGCATGATTGAAGATGAATTTGACAGTGATTCCGCAAGTGGTAATGTAATAAAATTTAAACCTAAAGACACAATGCATTAGGGTATATCCCTTTTCCTCAGATATACTATCTTATTTTACCACACTTTTCAGCAAATGTACACCGTTATTTTCGCTTCTTAAAAGAAAAAAAAGTATTGTACATTTGCGTAATTTTAGTGTATAATAGTACTATAAAATAAAGGATTAACTATGGCACGCAGAAAAAGCATCCACTATGTCAATAACGCGCAGTTTTCACAAGCGGTAGTTGACTATGTTGGACACCTTGACCAATGTAAAAAAGAAGAAATTTCTTTACCAAAAGTTCCAGACTACATAGCACAATGTTTCTTGAGAATAGCAGAAGGCCTTTCTCATAAAGCAAACTTTATAAGATACACTTATAGAGAAGAAATGGTTATGGACGCAGTAGAAAATTGTTTGAAAGCTATATCAAATTATAATCTTGAAGCAGCAACAAGAACAGGTAAGCCAAATGCATTTGCATACTTTACACAAATAACTTGGTTTGCTTTCTTAAGAAGAATAACAAAAGAAAAGAAGCAACAAGAAATTAAAATAAAATATCTTACAAAATCTGGCATTGATAGTTTTATTGATGCAGGTGATGAACAACAGGCAGTATCTGTTGCAACACACTTTGTTGATACACTACGTGATAGAATACAAAGAGTAAGAAGTACAGATATAGAAATAAAAGAAATGGTCAAAAAAGAAAAGAAGAAAAGAAAAAGCAAAATTGCTGATTCAGATCTAAGTGAGTTTATGTTATGAAGATAGCGGTACTTAATGATACACATACCGGCATACGAAACTCATCAGAAATATTTTTAAATAATGCAGAAGATTTTTATAATAACGTATTCTTTCCAGAATGCGATAAACAAGGTATAACACAAATATTGCATCTTGGTGATTTTTACGATCACCGAAAGTTTGTTAACTTTAAAGCATTGAATCATAATCGTAGAGTATTTCTTGATCAATTACGTAAACGAGGCATGACTATGGATATTATTCCTGGCAATCATGATACGTTTTACAAGAACACAAATGAACTTAATTCATTAAAAGAATGTTTAGGTCATTACATGAATGAAGTCCATATTGTTATGGAACCTACAGTAATGCAATATGATTCTTTAAGCATAGGCTTAGTTCCTTGGATTTGTCAAGATAATTACACACAATGTATGAACTTCAT